CCTGCAACTAAATTAGCAGTTGTAGTCTGCCTAAAACATGGGAGATTAGGTAATCTCTGAAAGATCATATCTTCAGCTTGATTAATAATTTCATCAATTGACGCCTGTAACTCTGTTGAGTCGTCTTCTAAAAAGTTTTGAATATTTGCGACTAATGTTGTGTAATTCATTTAGTTACCCCATGTACCACTTCCCCAAGCACCTTCACTCCAACCTAGACTAATTTCAAGACTAACTGAACCTACTGCACCTGATCCGCCAAGTCCTGTCTCAATAGCTTCAGAAGCAGAGACTTCTTCACCAACAGCACCTGTTGAACCTATACCCGAAATGCCTGTAACAAGCAATTGAATGTTGCCATTGCCAGAAACTCCAAAGCCTTCTGACTCACCATCTCCAGATACACCTGATTGACTTAACTCTAATTCAGGAACTTCACTGCCAATTGCGCCTGTACCACCAACTCCATCTTCACCTATCTCTGTTTCAAAGGTTTCATTGCCAACTGCACCTGTGCCACCAACGCCTGTCTCAGTTAGTTCTATCTCAGGAACTTCAGTTCCCACTGCACCTGTACCACCAGTTCCAGACACTGGAGCATCTGTTGTGATAAAGAATGTAGATGTACCTGTAGCACCTGTACCACCAACTCCAGTTTCGTTTATTTCTAATGCAATAGATTCACTTCCGACTGCACCTGTACCTGATACGCCTATCTCGTTTATTTCTAATTCAGGAACTTCAGAACCTATGGCTCCTGTACCAGACGTTCCAGTAACAGCTAAATCTTCATTATCAGATACAATTGCCGTTCCAACATTAGCCGCTCCAGATACGCCAGATACACTAAATATACGATCATTATGTATATCAACATAACCAGCTTCACCTATAGATGGGACACCAACAGGTGGTCTTGACCTTGGGTCTATTGTCCAATCTTGTGTAAATCCAATATAGACAGCAACGTTTTCTGGATCATTGTCTGGCCTACCATTAAATAAGGCAGTCGCGTCCACAACATTTTTAGCAGGAGTAAGTTGTGGATGTTTTGGCTCATAATCTTCAGGTGAAACACGCAAGCCATCCCAAGTCGTCTTCAGTTTGGTATACTTAACCCGAAGACCACTTATGTCGCTTATCGCGTAGGATTTTTTTCCTCTTGCGTATTTCCCCATTAAGATAAGTTCAGCGCAGTAGGCCGAATCCTTAAACTTACACCATCATTATCTGCCGAAGATGCAATGCTAAATGCGCGTTCATACATTTCATTTAGAAGTGTAAATTTTTCATTTGCAAATTTTATTGCTAACTTACTTGCCAACCCAGCACATATGCAATCGTTCCAACGATATGGAATGTCTGCATCTTGATTAGATGCTGTAATGTCATCAAGCTGATTAACAGCCCAATAGACCATACTATATGTTGTCCTGTCAGGTATTTGCCAAATATAAATCTTTGGAGTTATTTGACTATCAAACATATACTGACTTGGCTTACCGCTAGATGTTTTGTTTGGAAGTTGATTGTAATCCGCAATAGATACACGATTTATTATCTGGTCAGAAGTGTCTGTGCCAGAACTGTCTCGTATCACCGCATCCATAATATCAATTGTCCCTGTTGGCAATGTGTATGGCGTAGTTTGACCATTCACCAATGTCAGAGTTTTCTGCTCTACAGACCAATAGTTAATACCTCTATTAGCCCACTCAGAAAAAAGAAGGTTAAGACTGCGCCTTGCAGACACAGCCTTATCACCAGTTTGAGTTTGGGTATCAAGACCACAACGCTCAAATGCTTCAGCAATTATTTCTTCTACATTAGGTTTAAAGGCTACAGTTCCTGAAGTTGCCATTATGTCGCTCCATCATTTTTGATGTATATAATCTCAAACGCCGCTGAAACACGAAGGTCTGCGTTAGCACCCGATGCTATAGCTCTGTACTCGATATCCGTCTTTTCAGGGATGTGAACAGGTATAGAGTACGGCAAGGTAATCGGGCCTTGCTGTACAGAGAACGTCTCCTGAGTACGAAAAACACCACCCTGCTCTCTGGTCACAAGACGAATATTTCCGAACTTGTTGTTTTGTTCCGTTAAAACCGTGACATCAAGCTGAGTAATAAAGCCTGTGTATCCCGCAGGGACCGTCCAAAGCGCCATCAACGTCTGATTATCTCCGTTGATATATGCGTAAGTGGTTCCACCATTCGCCACAGTTACTGCTCCGGCTGGTGCTTGTGAACCTGCAACAAACCCACGATTAACACGAAGAAAAGACTTGGTTGTTGTCGCAGTGCCAGAACCTGCCAAGGTAACAGTTTCAGACTGCTCGTTGTAGTCCGCGTCCAACCCAGAAATAGTTATAACTACACCATTGTCTGTGGCTCCAGAGGCACTGGCAAATGTCATGATTAACGCTGAAGACGGGTACACATACAATCCACCGCCTTCCCATACTGTTTCTTCTACGTTCTGAACAATGGGATTTACGCCGAACTTAAAAACATGCTCGTGCCAAGATATTTGCCCACGAGCAACTTGAAGCTCAAACGGCTCAGTTTTACCAACTCTTGTTATTGATGAGATCTGAGCCATTTAACCCTCCTAGTATTGCTTAATTGCGCGCATCACTATTTGATACGCATCTCCAACTGCACCTGCACCAGTTGTCGTAAACTTAATGTCACCAGTACCATTTGCTCCGTAATCGGCAGTGTTTGGTAAACCTCCGAATTTAGAGAAATCTTGATAACCTGATTGATTTTCATCAAGGTGCATAACTATAACGTCAGCATCAGCGTCTGCTAATACCTCTACAGTCATTGCCTTGATAACCCACCAACATTCTGCAATTCTTAATCCTGTGCAAGTGTCTCCATTTGCACTTTTAGTAAGAGCAGAAACATCAATTTTACTAACAGCACTTTCGTTGCCGCCATCTACATACTGATACTGAAAAGCAAAAACTACTTCCCTAGTGTTTTCTGAAATTTTTGTTACTGTTTTAATATCCGCCATTTGCTACTCCTATAATTGTAGGTGGGGTTTCATCCCCACCATAAAGTTTTATGGACGAACAGGAGAGTTGTACGCTTGAGCATATAAAATCGTAATAACTGCAACACCAGCAGTAGTTCCTGCACTGCTTGTCACTGTAAGTTTAAGATCGGCAGTTCCTGTGTCAGCCCACTCACCTGTACCACCACCTTGTGTAGTTACAGTTTTAAGACCAGCACTTGTGCCTGATGCCAATGTATTTAAGATTGTTGTTGCACCGCCAACTGTATCACCAACACTCAAGTTTGTTGTTGTGTTAGCCGCAGTAGACATATCAACTTTACAATCAATAATTTTAGATTTTGCTGGAATAACCATGTCGGTTGCACCTGCCGCAATAGCTCCATTTGATAGATCCATTGTGTGCGTTTGCATCATGACAACATAACCGACATTTGCTATGTCGCTTCCAACTGTTGTGCCTGTTGTATTTTTAATAGTACCAGCCCGTACTGGGCCTGAGAATGTAGTTGTACCCATAATAATCTCCTGTCAGGGTTAAAGTCAGTCACACCATGCGACTGTCAGGGATAAAAGTACACTACAACAGCTTTAATTAAAAAGAAAGAGGCGATCCGAAGACCGCCTTTGTTTTGTTGATTACCAATCTTTGCCATTGATTTTTACTTTGGTAGGGCGTTGAATGATAGTCTGCCTTACACCTTCTCGAACACCATGATCTTTGACTTTAGCCATACACTCAACTGCATTGCCTTTGCCCCACTCATTAGAACCTTTGTAGATCACAATATTCTCGTCATCATCGCGGCAGATGTTGATGTAGCTTGTACCCCAGTTTCCACCATCTAACTCAACAACGTGCTTAACTGTAAGAGTGAAAGCCTGACGCTCTCCCACTGTGCCGACAAACTCACACTTGCCATCTCTAGTAGCCCACTCAGCCTTTTGAGCCGCACGCTTGTCAATCATCTTGACCATAGCGTTACGCATATTGTCAGTTGGCTTACCAAACTTATTAATACCTCTTTTAACGGCTGATAAAAAACCTTCACCATTTGAATCTTCAAATTCAACAAAATCAATAATTTCTTGAGCGCGATCATCAGACGCGATCCAGTTTTTACGCTTTGTATTAGCGGCATTAGCCATTCTGTAATTGCGAATACTACTGTAATAGTTAGCTTCGCCTGGGTGATTATCTATATATGCCATTTTATAATTCCTTTATTTCTCTACCTATATACAATATATAGTACACTAAATAGAGTAATGCAAGGGTGTAAGTAAAAAAAAGAGGCGACCCTAAGACCGCCTCGATTAATCAAAATAATTTGATTTATTATATTACGCGCCTTCTGATCCGAAGATACCACGCCAGTCAGTGAAGCCAAAAGAATAACGCTCACGCACTTTGTAGCGCACGTTACCAGTTTCGAAATCACCTTCCATGCCTTTTTTCATAGGCGAGCGTTGGAACATTTTCAGTCCATCTGGAACATCAGTACAGATGAAGAATGCGTCCGCATCTGTTAGACGACGCATCACATGATAACCTTTTGGTAAGTAACCACCAGATTTAATCGCATTGATGTCGTTGTCCGCAGTACCAGTGCGAAGTTGTGATTCCAACAAACGCTCTGCAACAAAAGTGTAAGCTGTTGGGATAACCAACTGCGTACCTTGAGCGGCAATTCTAAGACCACGATCATCTTTCATATCCGCTATTTGGATAAGAATTGACTCTAGTGATGTCTCAGACAAGTCAGCCGCCGTTGCTAACGTGTTAGACTGGTTACCATTTTGCGTTGGGTGAGTTGTACTTAAAAGAGTAGTACCATCTCCACCATTTGCAGTTGTTGCGTTATTTAAAACATTTGCCGCTTTGATTTCCTTAGTGGAAGCCATTGAGCGTGCAAGTGCCTTTGTATAACGAGAAGCAATTGAGCCATACTGACCATCTTCTTCAGCTTCCTCAGTAATTGAGAACGCTAAAGCAACTGTTTCATGTTGGTAACGTGCAGTCCATTGTTGACCAGCATCATCATAAGATACTGCTGAACCTTCAGACTTTGTTGGTGCAGTACCGAAACCAGCTAGAAGTACATCTTCTTCAAACGCTTTTTGTGAAGTGTTTGATGAGAAGACTGCTTCATATTCAGCAGGGTAACTGTCATATTCGAGGCCAAACAAGGTGTTTAGACCTGGCTCAAGCATTTTAGCAAAACTTGCTCTATTCATAGCCATGATTTAAATCCTTCCTTAAATACCAGCGACATTAGTACCAAGAAGGTGTTCGTTAATCGTAACCTCCATGATCGCGTTCGCACCAAAAGCATTGTCAGGTGCATCGTAAAGCGCAACGATCTTGCAAGAAGCTATTCCTGCCGCCATTGTAGCACTCAGTTCAAATCCAGATTGACCTGTTAAAGTCGAACCTGCCCCTGCAACAACATCACAGCAATTCATGATATTTGTTTGTGCAGGAGATCCAGCAGACTGTGCTTTAAACACTGTGTACGGATCATCATATACATAAGCAATGATGTCAGTAGCAACTGTGCCTGAAGGCCAATACTCACTGTAAACATATGATCCATCTGCGGCTGTATATGAACAGCCATCGAATACACCAATGTTGTTGGTTTCTGTTGCAGTATGAGGAGTAATAGTACCAGCCGCGACAACAATAACCATATCACCTTTGAAGATGTTTTCTGCAAGACCACTTGCAATAGTATATTTGTTGGTGCGAGGCGCATTACCGCTCATGTGACGAATCGGGACAAACCCGAATGCGGCGTCTACATTTGCCATTTTTTCGCTCCTATAGCGTTAGAGTTAATCGCTCATGGCAGAAAGATTTCTACCGCGACTTGAGGAAGACTTCCGTTCTTGATAGATTGGTTGTCCGTTACGTCGTCCTAAAGCATCTAGGTCACTAGCAATTGATTCATTTTGCTCACCATTCTTACTAGAATAGTATTCTTTCATTGATCTATGCCGTTCTTCTGGCATTTCACAAAGCAACATTCCTTCAATTCCTATACAACCTGCCCACTGTCCGTGATTAATAGTCGGAAACAACTTACTCTTCACAGTCTCAGCTTTGCGTGCTTCCCATCCTTCACGCATACGTTTGTATACGTTGTCTGGCGTATCCTTCCCTTGAATCGAGGTAGCTACCCACCTTTGGACGAAACCTGGACGAGCTTCGGGTGCATCCAAAAGTGCTGGGGGTTTCCATGAGGTTTCTTGACGAGCTTGCTCATCTCTCACAGAGTTTCGAGTTTCGTCTGCGCGCACATTTCTATTCTCAGTCATTATCTGGCTCCTTTTTGACGCCGTATTTCAGCTTCATATTGTTTAAGACCTTTTTCATCAGTGATTCCAAGTTCTCTAGCCATTTTGAGTTGTTCTTGCGACATTCTCACTCTATTGCCCTTGTAGTTTGACGAACCGCCTGTAGTTGGGGCGACTGGGGGTCTACTTTTTGCTCGTGGTCTACTTGGACTTGATCCCGAAGATAACTCAGGAAAGACTTTTTGTAAACGACTATCTAAATGATCATAATAATCGTCAGAATTTTTATCATAACCTTCTAAATCAAGTTGCACATCGATTGCACGAGCCGCCGCAGTTTCACGTTCAAAGCCAGCGGCATTAAACCAATTGTTTTTCTGCCACCACGACATAGCTTTTTGTGGAGCTGGGTTTTGCACAGCTTGTTGTGCGCGTCCAACTGTTGGAGATACAGCACGTTGCTGTTGTTGTTGCTTTTGCATCTCTGCAATTCGCATAGCCGCTCTCATATCAGCCATTTGCTCTTGGAAGTTTACTTGAGCTTCCGTGTCACCTTCCTCCACAGCCTTGTGTAAAGCCTGTTTAGTCTGGGCATAGCGATCATTGAACATTTGCTCTGCGGATTGCTGAGAGCCTTGCTCTAGTCGCTCTAGTCG